TCTCTAAGTCAAACGTGTCTCAATCCCCCCCAATAGGTAGTGACACCACTGACAAAATGGCAGATTACACATACAAGCTGGATTTTAGATCTGAGCTTGAATGGAATGCCTGGTACAATGAGTTCAAAGGCATACATCCAACACTCAACTCTAATCTAACAAACTTTGACAGCTTCATGATGGAGCTTCCCAATACAAGGGAGTTCATTGATGACATGGCCAGACATAGAGAAGATGCCAGGGCATTGAAAGACTCAATCTTTGGCAAAGCTGTCATAGGGCTGACTGCACACAGTGCTCCTGTCAAGGAATGTGCATGGCTTTCAAACAGAACTTTCATCAAGCATGCCCTAGAGTGGTTTGAGGACAATAAAAATAAACAGATGGTAAAACTTTGGGACGCTGAGTACAACAAACTGATGACAACACTGCCAACCTTGAAGCAAGTACAGAGCTACCAGGATGCAGCAAGACAGTTCAGAATTGATGTTCCACTACCCAAAGATCAGGCATTTGCAGTTTTGGAGGGCGAGGTCCTGGTAGAGTATAAGGTTGGTAGGGATATCTCTAAGACCATAATGGACATGCTCCTTGACATGGAAAGAAGAAGATCTGAAACTAGAAACCCAGGAGCAGGTGGTGCTGAAAATAGGAGAGAAACACTAGACAACAATGCTGCCTGGATGAATTCTTGGCTAAGAGGCAGACACGGGATCCTTGACATGCCACCCTGGGGTCCATGGGACAAGACCAGTTCCAATGGCTATCTAATTGCACACACATCAATACTGAAGGCAGAACAGAACATTGAGGAGGATCTCGATGATCTCGTTGAAGAAAGGAGAAATGATGTTGCTCTACTGTATGCTCGCCCTGCCGCAGAACTGGCAGACTTTGACATAACAGTCATTGAGTTAATAATAAAAACTCTGGAAACCTTTCAAGACTTCAAAAGAAGGATCAGGGCAAGAACAGGCCAAAATGTAGGAGGGTTTGGTCAACAGGCAGCAGCTCTGGACACTGTGTTCTCATCATGCTACTGGATGTGGAAAGCAGGAGTGACTGAAACATCCTTCCCTGCGCTGTCAAAATTCCTGCATGAGTTAGGCAGTAAAGCCATCGGCAAGACCAAACTGCTGTCAGTCCTCAAGTCATGTGGATGGAAGTGGGGCAAGGGTCTCGCATCCATTATATCTGCTGGAGACTTCCAAGGAGACAGAATCCACATGCATCCTGCAGTGCTGACCTCTGGAAGGCTGAGCATGGACCTTGTCCTCAGCTTTGGTGCGGTTCCAACCTTCAACCCAGACCTAGCCATGGAGCCGGTAGGTAGTTTGAGAAGCCTACTCAACATGGAGACAAACAGGGGCAACACATGTGCCAAAGCCATTGTCCAGCTGTGGGACGTCTTCAACGCTGGATACAGATATGAGGAGGAGGACATAGTTCCTCCGGAACACATGCTTCATCAGTCCTTTTTGGGGAAAATTTCACCCTTTCAGAATGTTTCTCTTCGCAGAGGCGATGCACTGAAAGTTAAGATAATTACCTAAATAGTTAACGGAAGCCTCGCACTGCAATTTACTAACACTTATGTTTATTCTGCTTGTAGAACACAACTAACACATATTTAGTAATAAAATGTAATGGAAGGGAGAACAAAGAGAGGAGGAAGGGACAAGGGAAAGAGGAAGGGAAAGGAGAGAGGGAAACATGCAAGAAGAGAAGGAGGAAAACAGAGAGATAGAGACAAGGAAAAACGAGAAAGAAAATGAGAGAAACAGAGGAGGAGAGAGGAGGCAACAGGAAGAGAAGGAAAAAGAAGAAAGGAAAAGGAATGGGGGTGTGAGACAACATTAACTTTGAGA